TAAACTAAAATGTGCCATTATTGTGGTCTCCTAGGCGCACTTGCAGTACGCCGTGAATCTGCATAGACTTTGTTTTCAATATTTGCTGGAACAAATCTCTGCACTGGTAGTAGAACTGCCGCCATCATTTCTTCTGCCGAGATAACACGGAAAGAAGATTTAACATGATCTGCTAAGTATCTTTTCACGGTAGGACGAACAATTGGGTTTCTTTTAATGCGATTCCAAGTCAAACGAATTCTGGTAGTTTCATCCATCCTATCGTTTGTTGCATACTCAGAAATCACGTTGAGTAGTTTAAGTCGCATTGGAATAGACAAGTAATGAAAATTCAATCCCAAGAAACCATCGTTGTATTCTTCTATAGGCAATACTAATGGAAACCTATCCCAATATGGTAGGGTTGCTTTATTCTTTGCATCATAATAAAAGAAGTTCATTCTGCCCAAACCAGGCCGACCTCTAATCAGTCCTTCACTGACTAGTTGTCTTGCTGGTGGTGTTCCTAGTTCTTTGATTTTATCTCTAAACCATCGAACTGAACGATCCTTACCACCTGTCTTTTCTAGTAAATCATCAAAGTATGTCATACTTCTATTTATACGATTACCCTAGATGATCCTCAGTAAGTATTTTAAATTCCATATTTCTGTCTGCACACCATTCTAGTGCTGATTCCCACTTTGCTTTGTTTACACCCCAAGTACGAACTTCTTGTATGAATCTTTTAGTTTTACGAGATGGTGGTTTTGGTGGGCCGCACTGCGCTTTAGGTTTGACTTCAATAATCATCTTTTTAACAGAACCATCTGCCTGTTTTACTTTGACATAGAAATCTGGAAAATAACGGTGCAGTTTGCCGTCTAGTGGTGAACGGTATGGTATAATAACCTCTTCTGAACCCCATTCAAGTATGTTGTCGCTCTTATCACAGTACACCATAAACTTACGCTCCCAAAGACTACGATAAATAATCTTAGATGAATCGCCTTTGTATTTTTGTGGTTTGGATGGAATGTATCGACCTTTATATGACATGATGCGTTATAAATACTTTCATAGGAATATAGGATTATTTATATGGCGCTATTACCAACAGTTGTAAGAACAAGCACCGGCAGTATTGGTGGAAACTTTTTATCGTATCCAAAGGAATTGGGTACGATGAAGAGGCATGAACACTATGTAATGTTCTTTATTAACAAACAAGCAAATTCAGAAATCAATTTTGGTGCTGGTGCAGTTGCTCCAGAAGCAACTGGCATTGATGGACAACAAAACGAAGCAACAACTCTATCTATTAAAAGAGCCCCAACCAAAAGACTTTCACAAGCAATTGCATTGTATATGCCTGCACAGATTTCAGTATCCCACAAAGCAAACTATGGTGAACAGGAAATAGGTGCATTGGTTGCTGCTGCTCAGAGTACATTGTCAACTATCAATAATGAAACTGGACTTGGGGATATTGCGAAAAAACTAGGCGCTGATCTCTTGAGTGAAGGTGGTGAAGCATTAGGACTTGCTGCCTTAGATGCTGCTGATGCATCAATTGCTCCTGGCGCTAGAGCAGCATATGAAATGGCAACTGGAAGAATTACTAACAACAGAACAGAAATGAAGTTTGAAGGTATAGACAGACGAACATTTTCATTTTCATTTAAGATGTTACCAACTTCTCCAGCAGAGGCGCAGGCAATTGAAAATATTGTAACTGCATTTAGATTCCATGCAATGCCAGAAATCGAAGGGGATGATTTGGCGGGAAGAACTATGATCCCACCATCAACATTTGATATCGAATACAAACCAAACCTACACCTACACAAAATATCTACTTCAGTCTTAGAAGGCGTTGAAGTACAGTATGGTGGAGAAAGAACACAGTTTTTTGTTGATGACCATCCAGTAGAAACTTCAGTAACATTGAATTTCAAAGAATTGGAAATCATCACCAAAGAAAGAATTGCGGCAGGGTTTTAATTTATGGCATATTTCAAACAGTTTCCAAAAGTATTGTATGATGTTCGTGGCGATGGCAATGAACAAATGATGACTAATATCACAAAAAGAGTAAGATTTAGAGATTACATAAAAAGAAATTATGTAACTTATGATTTTTATGATGTAAAGTCTGGTGAGACACCAGAATATATTGCAAATGAATTCTATGGTGATCCAGAACTTCATTGGGTTATTCTATTGTTAAATGATGTTATTGATTATTATAATGACTGGCCTATGGCAACAGAACAATTTGAAAGATATGTTAAATCAAAATATGATGATATTGATGCAATTCATCATTATGAGTATGCACAAGAATCTGGAAGCACAACATTTACTATTGAACTACCAAATGATAGTGCTACTACTATTCCTGTCGGTGCAACTCCAATTACCAACTATGAATATGAAGAATCTATACAGGAAAATAAAAGAAGGATAAGACTCATTCAAAAAAGATTTATTGGACAAATTAAAAACGAATTCAAAAATCAAATGAACGGATAATGTAATGGCGAAAATTCAGTATGCTGGTGAATATATCGTTGAAGAGTGTGTCCTATGCACAGTTGGTGGGTTAGAACTTGACTTGAAGGAACAACTTGCCACAGTCTCAATCTTTGAAGATATATTTAAAAATTCAATCACAGGAACTATATCTTTTGTAGACACAAACAATTTGACTGCAAATGCATCTATTGTTGGACAAGAGAAACTTAAACTTATTCTTGTAACACCTAATGCCGATGATTTAAATGATAGGACTATGGCTATTAATTTCTCTGATACGCCTCTTCATGTTTTTAAAGTAAACTCATCCATAAACATTAATGATAGAACAAAAACATTTAGTCTATCATTTACCACAAATGAAATAGTAAGAAATAATCATATTCGTGTTTCTCAATCGTATAGTGGAGAACCCGCTAAAGAGATAATTAAGAAGGTTATTCGTGACCCACTTCTACTAAACTCAAAGAAAGAGTTTTATTATGAAGAGACAACAAATTTATTCAAAATGGTAGCGCCCAATATGCGCCCATTCGATTTTATAAACACTGTTGCTAGAAGATGTCTGTCAAAAGAATATGACTTTGCTCCTACCTTTTTATTCTACGAAACTATTAAAGGTTACTACTTTAGAACCATCGACAGTATGATGGATAGAAAGAACCCTCGTATGGTGTTTAAGGAAGTTACACCTAATGAAGATGTAGATAACATCGCTCAAAATTTAACAAATATTTTAGACTATCAAATTATGAATTCTACAGATACAATTTTGAACACCAGAGCGGGTATGTATGCTTCTGATTTGTTATTGGTGGATGTTTTTAATAAATCATACAAACATTATGAATATAGTTATTTGGATGATTTTGATAAAAATATTCATGCTGATGAATTCAATAACTATGGTTCTAGTCAAGCTCCTATTGCATCAGAAGCACCAGATCAATATGGAAATAAAATTTCAGATTACCCCAAATCTATTCTTCATGTTCAGTCAATTGAAAGAGAAACTATAGACGGACTTTTTGACCCAGCGCATGGTGAACCAAATGATTACAGAGGAACGGATTTATGGTTGCAGAAACGAAAATCAAGATTTAGTTCACTTGATGCAGCAATCAGTGTACGAATAAAGGTGCCTGGCAATACAACCATACAAGCGGGTGATTTGGTTGGTATTATTCTAAAAAATCAAACTGGCACCGAATCTGCATTAGACCCTTATCTAACTGGTAGATATCTTGTTAGAAATCTAAAACATGAATTTACAAAGGGTGCTGGACAGATGAAACATCTAATTCACTTGGATTGTATTCGTGATACAGTTCAAGTTGCATATCCATCATCAGGCGTTACTGCAATTGATGGTGGTGATTCAACAGAGTTAATCATCCCTAGAGGATCTGCTGATCCTGGCGATGTAGTATTTTAAGGAGGGCCATCGACAACAACTCGTTTTGTTATGATATCAATTCTAACTTAGAAAAGAGGCACACATGACTTCAAAACTCAAAAACCGTATTCAAAAA